GGCTTAACACAAGTAATAGCAGCAGATTGCGGAACGCCCAATTCCTTAGCAAACTTTGCATTCGTGGCGACTGCAATTTCACGAAGTTCTGCCAAGCGTCCTTCAATTCCTGGGAGCTTTCCGTTTGTGAGTTCATTATCCATGATTCCTGTTAGCGACACACCGAGCAAACGCTCTTCTTCACAGTTGCGTTTCCATGCTGATGATAGATAGCGGAAATTAGTAAGAGTCGACTGCCATGTCCCTAGGATAGTAGCGTAATAGACCTTTTCCTTAAGAGTTTCCATCGTGTCTGTATCGCGGATAACAACTTCTGTCAGATTACAGAACTCCTTATCGCGTAGGATAATCTCGGAGCAAGGATTTGTGCCGAAGTCATAGTTAGGATCACGACGACCATGCTTGATAACAGTAGCTTTCGCGCTCGCACGATTGAAGATGCCGCGCTCACCAGACTTAGACTCGTATAGTGACTTCCACTCTTCCATGAACAAACCGATATCTGGCTTTTCCTTATAGATAGCGGAGTTGTTAGCTAGTGCTCTTTGCGATTGATCCATCCACCACTGACCAGACTTAGCAACACGCATACGATCATCAGACAGATCAGACAAAGAAATAAGAGCGGAACGACGAACACCACCCACAACAACAATATCAGCAATTTTACAAACGATATCATGGCATTCCAACGTGTTTAGACGACGACCAGCAGCTCTCTTGAAGATTTCAACGCAGAACTTGAACAATGCATCGAGTGGCTCAGGACCAGAAGCACGACCACCAAACGTCTTAAGCGGAGCACCAGAAGGACGGATCTTAGTCAAATCCCAACGCGGAATCTGCCCGACATACAACATACCGATAAGTTCCTTGAGGGATTTAGCCCAACCAAGCTTTGAGTCTGCCACAACGATAGTGGTGTCGGTAACATGAAAATCCTCAGAAACCTTAGGAAGTTGCTCGACGTCCTTTGACTCGACGGAGAATCCTACACCTGTTCCGTTCATGAGGATATAAAGAATCTCGTCAAATGAACGTGGACTATTGACAGCCACATATGAACAGTTATAGGCAGAAACATTTTCGCGCTTGAGCGCTTCACCAGCTGTCATAAGACAACGCATTGAAGGCATCACCTTCTGTGATAGTACTGCGTCTTCGAGTTCAGCACGCAACGCAGCAATATCATAGCTATGGTTTTCCTTAAGATGACCCTCGAAGAAATCAAAGAAACGACATATAGTTTCTTGCCAACTTTCTCTACGACCTTCGCTCCATAGAAATCTTGAATATCTTGATAAGTGAATAAATTCTTGGTAAAGGGTTGGTAGGGAATTCGACATAGTTACTCCGTTTCTTAATTAGATGTTCTTTATCGTTCGCAGACATTGAGTCCTGCGTTAGCACTTTTTCCAATCTCGGATTGCAAGCCTAAGAGCTAGACCCTTAAACGTGGATTTATTTAGCAGATACTCAACTTGCGAACTGTTGAGACCTGACATAATAGCATCATTAATATCTTTATATGTCCACGAAGAATTCCAAATAACCATACTATGTCCACGAGGCACAAAAGATTCTACACGTTTCACGACTTGCTTATTTCTTGGTTGATTATCGAATATCAACACGACTTCCTCACCAGAAACATTATATAGGGCTCGAGAGAAGTCTGTTCCCCCAGCCGCAATGGCATTATCTAGGAACATACTGTCGATAGGACCTTCTACCACATATATAGTTTTCCCACGAGTTACGCGATCGAGACCATATATCAAAGGATCGTCTGTTATACGAATAGTTACATAGCGTAATGATGAGTTACCCATGGCACGACCGCTCACGCCAGTGAGCACACCATCTTCACGACGAAACGGAATAACCAGACGCTCGTCGGAAACGATACGTCCTTCATATGCAGGATTGAGTTTTTCCAGCACCTTCATGTCGCGTGCGTAGTAAAGATCGTTCCAGCGTTCCTTAGGAATCTTACGACCTTTGGCATATTCGACAGCACGATGTGTCGCCGGAAGCTCATCGAGCCTCGGCAACATTTCATCTAGAATGATTCTAGGGCGCGGAGCTACAGTCTTTGGGATGATGAAGTCGTCTGTCTTACCAGCTTCGACTTTATCTTTGTATGATTCTAATCTGTACGCTTTGGCAAGACTAGGATCAACGAGCTCAATAAGTTTATAAAGATTAGTACCGACATCACAATTATGACACTTATAAATTAGTCCGCCCGATTTCTCGAACAGATAGCCACGGGTTTTCAATTTGTTCTTTTGTGAGTCGCCGCAGAACGGGCAGCGGAAGTTATAGACCCTCTCAGACTTCCGCTTGAACAGCAGAAGCTTGTGGGAAATCATGTTCGCATATTTATGATCAGTGATAGTAGACATAGGTTCATTATAATAAGTCCTAGGAAGGATGTCAAGACTATTTCGCTTTCTTCTTATAATATTCTTTGTAGGCTGCTATGACTGCGTTCTGGTTCTGTATGTACTTACGCAGCTCAGCGATATTCATGCTAAGATTCTGATAGCCCTGGGCTGTCAAGGCGTAGTAGACTACGTCTTGTTTGCCTTCGAGCTCTTTAATCTTTTGTAGGAAATTCTCTGGCGTGATGATAGTCCATGTCATTTCTGACTGGATCACTGGCGGAGTAGTTGGGAGGACAAGTTCTGACTTTTCAATAAGCACAGGTTTATCTAGTACCTTAACTGTTTCATTGCATCCTGTCAAGAAAAGACTACAGAGTGCGACTAGAGCTATTCTCATTTCGCTGCCTCCTTCTTAGGAGCCTTAGTCTTTATTAGTTCAGGACAAATGTTATTCTGTAGTTTACCACTGATTTCATCCGCTGTCAAGCGCGAACCTGTGACTATCTCGTTGCAGCGCAGCGCGTCTTTCGTTCCACGATTGACTCTCATTTCTGCTTCGCCTGGGTTATTCTTAACCAGACCATTGAGGCGGCTGAACTTATTACGCAACGCATTAGCTTCGATTTGTGCGTCTTCCGCAACCTTCGCTACGCTGCTATTGAGTTCTTGCATTTTCTCAATGTCTTTTTGATTCTGCTCGAGAACCATTTTCTGTTGTTCGATCACGCCTTCCATGCGCTGCTGAACTTCCGCGGCTGCTTCTAGTTTCCCTTCTAGTGCTTGGATATAGAAATATCCCCCAGACACTATTGAGAATAGGATTGCAGCGATTGCAATTTTAATTCCTATGCCCATTACTCACTCCCGTCCGAACCATCTCCCATTGCGCTTGTACGACTTACTGCCTTAACACGCTTCTTGATTGCTTTGTAATAGACTGTAGCTTCATTTGTCGCCTTACGACGCACCATAGCTCTGAATATCATTGGCTGACCATACTTCTTAAGCTTGCCGGACATTCCTACTTTTGGTTGTTTCTTGCTCCAATGAACATCAGAAGTGCTAGTGGCGGGACCAGCATGATTAGCAGGACCAGCTTCACCATCTTCTTTGACTACACCGACTTTAGTTTTAAGCCATGCCTTACGAACAGCAATAGAACGAGTCTTGTCACCAGCAGGAGTTTTGCTTGGTTTCCCCTGAACAAATCGTGCTTTGTTTACTTTACCAACTAGTTCTGGTGAGATTTCATTGAGCATTAGATTTTCCTTAGAACATCAACAACTCGCATGTCCATGATAACATCGCTTGATAAAATTGTTACGTTATCAGCTCCTATATTTTCTACTCGCTCGGGCCAATAATTCATCAGCATAAGAAACGGTTTGAGAATATGCAACTGATCGTATAATTTCAATACGAGCATGCGCGTGAGAGCCCTATGCTCGAATACATTATACAATACCATCAAATGATTCAGAATGAGTCTTTCTTTCAACTCACCATGTTTTTCAAAACGACCAAACAATCTACGAAGATTTTTGATTCTGGTTAAGTCTTCATTAAACTCTTGTTCATCAACACATGGATTAAGATAATGATGTGCGGCATATAGAAAAAAATTCGATTCGTTCAAGTTACCCTTCATTTCAATTTTTAATTTCCTTAGCAGCCTCCACGATATCTTTATTTGCTGCTTCTGCCTTAATGAAAAAGCGTGCTATCATCGACAGCACGCCCCATGCTAAAAACCCTATGATAGCACCACAGAATAGTAGATATTCTGCTGTTTCTACCTTTTCGAAAAATTGACACAATATAGGAGCACCTATGATAGCTGATCCTGTGCATATTCCTCCACGAACGGTTGCATCCATAACAGTATGCGGTTTCATGAAAGCAAACATAGATAGACCACCGAACAACCCTCCGACAGCTGAGACAACTTTTGCTACGAGATAACTTGCTGCTACTTCAGTTGTCATTAAAATGTGCTCAATGTTATTCGTTTGATTGTTGTTGCGTTCACTGCAATATAAAGAAACGTGTTAGTGAAACGCAATTCACCTACAGCCATACCAACAGAAGTCGCATTATTTGAACCTGGAGTAGAACCAAACGTAATCTTAACTGTGTTAGCTGTAAGAGTCTTAGTGATGTTGACGTTCGACGCAAGCTGAACTCTGTTGCCAGAAGCAGTCACGTTTGCGCTGAACACTGTATTCGAAGTAACAGCACCGAAGAGACTCTTAAGAGTAATTTTCTTCGATACTGGTGTTCCGTTTGGATCATCAACGATGAGCAGCAGATCTGGAGCCGTTGGCGTCGTCAATGCTGTAAGTTGTGTTACTTTCTTGTCAGCCATAATGCGACTCCGTTCCTATTAAACGCCCTTAGGTGAAACCTGGAAATTAATGATACGAATACCATTATGACGGTTTAGATTGTTAGCAACTGCACCTGTAATTACAAGATTTGCGGCAGCAGTGATACCGATTTCAGGATTGTACAGTGGATTACCTGTAACCGTAATAGACTGCGCGTTAACATGATATGTCGCCTTAGCTGAACCAACACCACCTCGTAGTGGAGGCATAGTGAATACCATTACGTTGTTAGCAACGTTCGCGCGAGCGGCGGTTGCAGCAGCGATGCGAGCAACTGCATGGTTTCCACCAATAGTGTTAGCAATGCTGATAGACATAAGATTGCCTGATGGACGCTTATGAATTGGCGAATTAAACACAATATATAGGTTTGAGCTGGTCGCATTTGCAGAGATAACGCCGTTAGCATTTAGCTTGACGTAGATTTCTACGATGTCTGCGTTACCTAGATATGTGTTAGAAGTATAATTAAATCCGCTGCCTGGATTTGCAGCTACTAGAACTTCGTCAAACTGACGCTGATTACCATCAGATGTACGATTGATACGACGAACCCAACCCTTAGATGTTGCGATTACGTTGCGCTTATTAGCAATTCCACCGGCGCCAGTTTCGAACGAATGTCCGATACCAGATGATTGTGGGAGTGGACGAAATCCTTTTACGATACCTGCTACTGTGTTCGCACCAGATGCTACCTGGTTGCTTTCTCTACTGAATCCCCAAAGTGCCATTTGTCTGTTCCTTTCCGCTTTTCGACCCTATTGTCTACTCTGCATCACAAAATATTATTTCACTTTGTATTTATAATTCGTTATTAGTCTTCTTTGTTTTTATCGCGATCAGCACGATAATCTTTCATTTTCGCAGATTTCTTGGCTTGTGCCATTCCTACTGCATATGGATTATCTACTCCAGCGCGGTTCTTAATGATAGACTTAGCAATTTCGTGTCCCTTAGTGATCACCTTCTTAGGTAGCTCAGCTGCTTCGCGCATAGGTGGGTTCACAGTAATTGGTTCATTACCACCCTTCATATCTTTCGACTTATCACCATGCATTTCACAAGTCATGCTCTTGCCTTTGCCTTCTTGGCATGAACACTTATCGTTACTTGCGTTAATACTAGACAAACGCTTATTAGCCTTAGCTTGCATTACATTCATTTGCTTAGAAGCAATTTTCTGTTGGAGCTGCGTCTTGAACGCATCTTTCTTAGCTGCAATTTGATTAGACACTGCATCATTAGCTTCGTGCTGGACGTCAGTAGTTGCTCTAACTTTCTTGTATTTGATACTGCCGTCAGGCATACGAACCTTGACCATCTTCACATCAGCGTGACGCTGAACTTCAGCCACGAATCCTGGATCAGTTTCTTCTTTCATAGCCTTTTCTTTCTTTTCCTGTGACATACCCTTATCACGGAACTTATTAGCCATTCCGGCATACTTCTTGAAGATAGGACCAGAACGACCCTGAACATCACCCATAGCTCTCTTAGCAGCTTTTTGTGCTGCGCTATGATATGTGTCAGTTGATAGCTCATCAATTTGAGTGTCTTCTTTAGCCAATTTACCTACAGCTCTTTTGATGCCAGCTGATCTCTTGTTTATAGTATGAATGTGTGGATCCAACTTAGCCGCAGTGCCATCGGTACTGCCGGCGTTGTAACCAGCCTTTCCGAGACTTGATGCTGATTTGTTTACATAAGAACCAAGAGTAGCCTTTGATAACTCGTCTACCTGCTCAACATCTTCACCAACTGTTTTCTTATAAGCAGCATCTTTAGCATTTGCGTCAGTAGTGCCTACTTTTGCTTTTAGACGTTTATATTCTGGATTAGTTTTATCAAGAGCAAGCTTTTGTCCTGCGCTTCTTTTCATAAAGGTGTCATGACCAGCTGAACCTTTTGCTGCGGCAGTATCCATTGACTTGAGCGCACCCTTAGCATAATTCACTGCTAGTTTAGTTGAAATTTCATCTACCTGTTCAACGTCTTCTTTCAAACCTTTATTG